TCGCGACAGAGCTTGCAAGAGCTTTGGGAATTCCGGCTTATTTCATTGATGCCGAAACTGGTTCGAGCATGACATACAGCAACGCCAGCACTACGCGTCAAACTTTGCTGGATTTCTCTCTGATTCCGCTGATGAACTCGATTACCGAAAGACTTTCAATGCCAGACTTTACGCCATCAACGCAGCGCGTTGAATACGCGCTTGATGACTACCTACGCGGCTCAGCATTAGAGCGCGCACAAATCTATGAAATCCTCAATCGCGTTGGCGCATTGAGTGCAGAAGAAATCCGAGTAGCAGAGGAAATGATCCGATGAAGGTATTAACACCATTCACAATCACAGCGGCCGATTCAGAAGAACGCACTATCACCGGCCAAATTGTGCAATTCGATACGCCAGCAAATGCATCAACTGGAAAAGTATTATTCAAATCCGGTTCATTGATTCCAGCATCGGTCAAACTAAATCTGGAACACGATTCAAAGCGACCAATTGGAAAGACGCTATCAATGGAGCTTGCACCAGATGGCAAATCAATCAATGCCACGTTTAAGATTTCAAAGACCACAGCCGGCTCAGATGCAATTCAAGAAGCGATGGATGGACTTCGCGATGGATTCTCAGTTGAAGCAAATGTCGCAGACCATGGATTTAACGAGGACGGCACAATGGTCGTCAATTCAGCGACTTTGGTCGGCGTAGCACTAACACACAACCCAGCATTCGATGAAGCTCGCGTCAGTCATGTCGCAGCGACTACCGAAGTCACACCAGAAGAAACACCAACCGAAGGAGACGCAGTGGATACCACTACCGAAAAAACAGAAGCACCAGCCGTTGAATCGGTAGAGGCTTCAGCGAACGTCGTGCATGCTAACAAGCCAGCACCATATTTCACTTCACCACGATCACCAATTGTAAATCTTGGTTCATGGATGGAACACTCAATCAAAGCTAAGTTGAACCCAATGTCAGATTCTGCAATTTACGTTGCAGCAGCTAACGATGACCTTGGAACTACTAACCCAGCTTTCAACCCAACACGTCAGCTTGCAGAAGTTATCAATGGCTTAAGCAATGGAACTCGTGGAGCAATTGATGCAATCAGCCGCGGCACTTTGCCAGATTCTGGGCTTCAATTCGAAATCCCTAAGATTTCTCAAATTGCAACCGTTGCAGCTGTTGCAGAAGGTGGCGCAGTTTCAAACACAGGAATTGAGTCAAGCTTCATTTCTGTTCCAATTACACGCTTTGCAGGTCGCAACATTCTGACCACAGAAATTATTGAGCGCAGCTCACCAGATTTCTTCAACGAGCTTGTTCGAATCATGGGCGCATCAATGGCCTTTGCTCAGAATAAATATGTCGCAGATCAAATCAAGACAGATGCAGTAGCTGATGGAACTTCAACAGCTAACACAGCTGCGGGATTGATTGGATACGTCAGCCGCGCAAATGCAGCCGTTTATGCAGGCACACAACGCTTTGCACAAAACATCTTGGTATCGCCAGCACAATGGACAAATATCATGGGCTACAATTCAAGCGGAATTCCGCTGTTTAATGCTTATCAGCCATCTAACCAAGCTGGTCAAGTCAATGGACAATCACAGCGCGGAGCAGTCCTTGGCTTGAATTTCTACGTCGATAACTCTGGTGAATTTACTGGACAAGGCGATGATTCAATGGTCGTTCTTCAGCCAGATGCATTCACATGGTATGAGAGCGGAAACTATCGTCTTGATGTCAATAAGCCATCTGACGGAACAGTTGAAGTCTCACTGAACTCTTATGGTGCATGCGCCACAAAGATTGCAGCTGGCGGATTACTAGTCATCAGCTAATAACTAATCATCGACCACAGCCGCTCCCGGATGTGGTCGAGCAGTAGAAGGGAACGGAAATGCCACAGATAGTCACAGCCGCAGAACTGCGCCAAATTCTTGGCGTTTCCGTATCTCTCTATTCCAACGCATACCTTGAGCAGATGATTGACAGCGCAGAGCTGACGATTCTGCCATTGCTTACTGGATACCAATCAGCAGTCACAGAAGTCTTTGTAGAAAATTCAATTGCCTATTATGGAACTCAGCGCGTCAATTATTTCGTGCCGGGTCAAGATGTCGTCATTACCGGATGCGGCGTTTATGATGCGACAGTTACAGTCACAGATGATCGCATTGCTCCAATGGTCTTTACGTCTGCAACGGGGCAAGCAGACAGCACATACACCATCCCAATCATTCCGAGCGGGCTTGCGTGTATTGATGGGGCAACCGCTGGCGATTTATACTCTGGCGTTGCTCCCATTAAGTCAGCAATTCTTGTTGTGGCCGTTGAAGTATTCCAAAGCGTTACAGCTCCGGGTAATCAGATTATGAGCGACCAATTTCAGCCGTCACCATTCGTCCTTGGCCGCAGCTTGACCAATCGCATCGTCGGCTTGCTTGGGCCATTTCTTGAAGTCGAAACGCTTTGCTTATGACAATCGAAGCCGACATCCGCACACCATTGCAGACTGCACTTTCAACAATTGCAGCCAATGTCTATAACGGCATTCCAGAGGCAATGACTAGCCCATCAATTTGCATTGTTCCAGATGCACCATATTTGGAAAGTACGCTAATCAATGGAGCAACTACCAAAGTCAAAATCAATATGCTCATCACCGGCGTCGTCGGTTATTCGAGCAACGCAGCAGCTTTGACCAACCTTGAAGATTTAATGATTTCAATCATCTCAACTATGCCGGCCGGATACGTCGTTGGAGATGTCAGCTCACCCACACCTTTGGAAGTCGGCGCAGGAAAATTCTTGACGTCTGACTTGCAAGTCTCAACGTATTACACCGACTAAGGAGAAAACTCATGGCAACAACAATCATCACTGGCAGAGACATCACTTTCACGATTGACAGTGATAATTTCGATGCCCAAGCTACTTCAGCGACTTTAACAGTCGATTCGACAATCAATACATATCAAACACTTGATGGAAAAGCGTATTTCACTACTGATACGCAGGGAACTTTCGCTGTGGAAATGCTTGCAGACTGGGGAGCAGCATCATCACTTTGTGAAGCTCTTTGGACAGCTGCAACAAACGCACCAAATACAGGACTTCCAGTGGTATTAGTTGCAGACACAGGCGCATCATTTGCGTTTAGCGTTCAGCCAATCTTGCCATCAGCAGGCGGAACCGCACCAGATGCTCAAACAGTATCTCTTGCATTCACTTGCGTTACAACACCAGTCTTAACAATCAGCTAATAAAGGAGCCGGGAGCATGAAACTAAATATCGAGGTTACTTACCAAACTGGAGAAGTCGCTACCTATACGGCGGCTCCCCCAGAGTGGCAAAAGTGGGAGCAAAAGACTGGATTCACAATTCAGCAAGCAGAAGAAAAGATTGGCATTTCTGATCTCTTATTTCTAGCCTATAACTCAATGAAGCGTGAGAATGCCGGCAAGCCGGTCAAGTCTTACGACATTTGGTGTGAAGGCGTTGCAGATATAGGAGCCGGGAACGCAGACCCAAAAGTTACGCCGTCGGAAGTCTCAGCCGAATAGTTGTAGAGCTTGCAATAGCCACAAAGATTCCCATGAGCGAATGGACGACGGCGGAGCAGATTCTTACGGCCTTTGAGATATTGGAGCAGCAACATGGCGGATGACTTTCAAGTTGCTTATGACAAATCCGACTTGCGTCGTGTTACTGCCGCGTTCAAAGCAATGGATGCAGAAGCCGTTGCTCAAGCCAAAGTCGTCAGCGGCGGATTAGCCACTTACGTCCAAGGCAAGATTGTTCAAGCTGCTGGTCGTCGGCCTAATGATGCTGCGAACAGAATTGCATCCGGCTCACGTGTCTCCAAATCTTCAAAGATTGGAGAATTGTCATTTGGCTTTGTCAGTCAGAAATTCTCTGGCGGTGGCACAACTCAACAGCTTTGGGGCGGTTACGAATTTGGGTCTAACAAGTTTAAGCAATTCCCAATTTGGTCTGGCAGCCAAGGCCGCGGGTCAAAAGGCTGGTTCATCTATCCAACTCTGCGAGCCGAGCAGCCAAATATCATTGCCAAGTGGGAAAATGCTTTCACTGAGATATTGAAGGAGTGGTAATGGCCGGACAAAGTAGAACGCTTAAGCTCTCGATTCTGGCTGATGTAGATCAACTCAAGAAGTCGCTCAACGTAGCCAATAACGACGTTCAAAGCTCAAGCTCTAAGATTTCAGACTTTGGCAAGAAGGCCGGATTAGCATTTGCGGCCGCCGGTATTGCCGCAGCTGCTTACGCATCCAAGCTGCTTATTGATGGCGTCAAATCAGCCATTGCCGATGAAGCTGCTCAAGCAAAGCTGGCCACAACTCTCAAGAACGTGACTGGTGCAACAGATGACCAAATCAAAGCTGTCGAAAAACAAATTCTCAAGACATCTTTATTGACCGGAAAAACGGATGACGAGCTGAGGCCATCATTTGATCGGTTGTTGAGAAGCACAAAAGATGTGACCAAGGCTCAAGAGCTGCAATCAATTGCGCTTGATATTGCGGCCGGTAGTGGCAAAAGTTTAGAGGCAGTCTCAAATGCGCTTGCAAAGAGTGCCGAAGGGCAGAACACAGCTCTGGGCAAATTAGGCGTCGGCATCAGTGCAGCAGAGCTGAAAACTATGTCATTTGAAGAAATCACAGCCAAGCTCAGTGAAACATTTAAGAATCAAGCTTCAGAGCAAGCCGACACATTTGCCGGCAAGATGGCTCGTCTTAATGTGGCATTCGATGAAGGCAAAGAGACAGTCGGTTCATTCGTACTCGATGCAATTACTCCGATGGTCAATACTTTCGTGAAGGATGTCGTGCCAGCCATTGCAAAATTTGCAGATGCAATCGGACCAAAACTTGAGCCAATCATAAAGGCTTTAGGCACATACATCACTCAAACTCTTGTTCCGGCGTTCAAAGCAATTTGGTCATTCATCACTGATTATTTAATTCCAACATTCACGGCAATTCTCAAGCCAGCAATTGAGGGAGTCAATAGCGCATTTGATAAAGTTAAAACTGCCATCAATGATAATTCTGAAGAATTGAAGCCATTGGTGGGATTTATGAAAGCCGTCGCGGATTTCGCCAGAGATACACTTGCTCCAATCTTTGGTGGAGCTTTGAAACTCGCTTTGAATGTAGTGGCAACAATAGTGTCCGGTCTCGTGACCGGATTTTCTAATCTCTTAGCGGGAATTGGAAAAGTAGTAACCGCAGTCAAAGCATTCATCAAACTTATGACAGATAATCCAGTTACTCGATTCTTTGGGCTAAGCAATTCAAATGACAAATCGTTAAAGGTTTCATCCAATCCAAATGAAGGAGCTGACTATGGCACATTTGGAGGCCAAGCAAATAATGACGTTGGATTTGGTTCAGACCCGCGCACCTTTACAGGCGCACCATTGGGCGCATATTCACCAGCTATGCAAGCTGCCATCCTAAGGCGCGAAGCTCTTAAAGCTGAGACTGAACGCCTACGCAATGCCAGAGAAGCAGCGGCAGCGGCTCGCTTGGGGGTTACTGGCGGGCTTTCAACGGCTGAGCGAATCAACATCACAGTCAATGGCGCAATGGATGCTGAGGGTACAGCTCGCACCATTGTCGAAACTCTCAATAATTCATACTTCCGCGGTACAGGCGGCGCATCCAACTTGCAGGCAATATGAGCGTCTTTAATCCAGTATGGAAAGTCATTATTGGCGGCGTTGAATATCAGACTGCCATCTTGTCTAATCTGACTATTACATCTGGGCGAACTAATATCTATGAGCAGGCTCAAGCTGGTTACACCAACATTGAACTTATCAATTTGGATCAATCAAATGTGGCCATTGGAATTAATGATTCATTGACTATTGAGTTGCAAGATTCCACAGCTACATTCATCCCAATCTTTGGGGGTTCAATTGTCGATGTGGCCATCTCAGTGGCCGAATTGGGAAATGTGGCTTATGCCCAGCGGGTCAAGATAATTGCCTTGGGTGCATTGGCTAGATTGCCAAAGGCTTTGACGGATGGCACTTTGGTTCAGGACTTTGACGGCGACCAGATTCTCCATATCTTGCAAGATTTACTGCTTAACAATTGGGGAGAAGTACCAGCTGCGCTTCAGTGGAATACTTATGACCCAACGGAGACTTGGGCAAATGCTCAGAATACCGGACTTGGTGAAATTGATACTCCAGGAAATTATGAGCTTGCGCAAAGGTCGGCAAGCCGAACAGATATTTATTCACTTGTCTCAGCTTTGGCAACTAGCGGCTTGGGCTATATTTATGAGAATGCTCAAGGCCAAATCTCCTATGCAGATTCAACGCATCGATCAATTTACTTGGCAACCAATGGATATGTCAATCTTTCAGCCAACGAAGCTCAAGGCTCTGGGCTGACTATCCAGCAACGCGCCGGCGATGTGCGCAATACGATAACTCTGAAATATGGGACAAATTCAACGTCAGAAGTGGATGCAACCGATACGACATCAGTCGGCTTATATGGCCAACTCGCCCAGATATTTACGACCACAGTGAAACACATGGCTGATGCCCAAGATCAGGCCGATTTTTATCTGACACTCCGGGCTTATCCTCAATACAATTTCAATCAGATTACTTATCAGCTCACAAATCCAGAAATTGATGATGCTGACCGAGATTCATTGATTAACGTGTTCATGGGAATGCCGCTGGCGATTGCCGATATGCCGCTCAATATGTCGGCCGGAACCTATTTGGGATTTGTTGAAGGCTGGACGTTCCAAGCTGCATACAACGAAATTAGCGTCTCACTCAATCTCTCGCCGCTTTCATATTCTTTGCAAGCTATGCAATGGCAAGATGTAAGTGTCGCTGAGGCTTGGAATACAATTTCTGGGATACTTGACTGGGAACACGCCCTAGTCGTGGCATAAGGAGAAAATATGAGCAATCCGACAACACCATTCAGTTGGCAAATGCCGACGGCGACTGATTTGGTCACTGATTTGCCGGCAGACTTTGAAGTCTTTGGGCAAGCTGTTGCCACATCAATGGCTGATTTACTTGGTGGCACATCCGGGCAAGTGCTTGCCAAAAATTCAAACACCGACATGGACTTTGTGTGGGTTGCTCAAGACGATAGCAACGCAATCCAGAACACGATTGTGGATGCCAAAGGTGATTTGATTGCAGCTAGTGCCAGCGATGTGCCTGCAAGACTTGCAGTCGGATCTAACGGCGAGACACTCGTAGCAGATAGTTCCACTTCAACAGGCTTGCGTTATACAGGAAATTATGCGGCTGGTAAGAATAAGATTATTAATGGTGATTTTAATGTAAATCAAAGAAACTTTTCCAGTAGTACTGTTAGCGCTGAATACAACCTTGACCGCTGGCGCACAATCTATACAGGTGGAACATCAACCACTTCTGTTCAAGTATTTACACCTGGGGCTGCTCCAGTCGCAGGATACGAAGGTAAAAATTACTATCGCGTTGCAATTACTGGACAATCTGCATCAACTGATTTTGTGCGTATGCAAGAAGTAGTTGAGAGTGTTAGAACTTTTGCTGGACAGACCACGACCTATTCTTTTTGGGCAAAGGCTGATGCAGGAACGCCAAAAGTTGCAATTATTTCTGTGCAGGCTTTTGGCGGCGGTGGCTCACCATCTACAGCAGTTCTGACAGAACACGGCACAGTCACTCTTTCAACTGCTTGGACAAGGTATTCCGTCACCTGTGTTATTCCGTCAATTTCTGGTAAGACTATAGGTACTGATGGAAGTGATGGTGTTTCAATTCGACCACTTATGAGTGCTGGGACAGATGTAAATGGACATCAAGGTATTGGTGTGCAGAATTACACATTTGAAACTTGGGGACACCAATGGGAAGCAGGTTCAGTTGCTACCGCTTTCCAAACTGCAACAGGAACACTTCAAGGAGAATTAGCCGCTTGTCAGAGGTACTATTACCGAACATCAGTAGATGGCGTTCGAGCATTAGCAAGTGGTCTTGTCTACACCACGACGAATTCACTCACTCAAATGCCTTTTCCTGTCACAATGCGAATTCGCCCAACTGGTTTAGAACAAAGCGGAACGGCAAGCAATTACGCAAGTATGACATCTGGAACAACTCTCAATAACTGCACGGCTGTACCAGCCTTTGACCAAGGCACAACTAATTCAATGGCTGTCATTATTGGAGTTGCAAGCGGTTTAGTCGTAGGAAACTTCACATACCTTTTTGCAAATTCTTCGGCTGGTTATTTAGGATGGAGTGCTGAACTATAATGAAATACGAATTGTTATACGAAAAAGATGGTGTCAAGGTTTTTGCTCGTATTGATGAGGACGGCTTATGTCGCTTTACTTGCACAGAGGAAAATCCTGAGTATCAGGCTTGGCTAAATCCTAAAGCGGAACAATCCACACCAATGGTGACGGATGATCCAAAGCCATAACGGATGGCCAGCATCAAAAGATGCAGCTGAAATCCATATTATCAGCGTTCCAATCGAGGGAACAAAGGTCAAGGTGCGATGTGCGAAGGCCGTCGCGCCATTGATTGCTGGATTCTGCAAAGAATTTCATGAGCTAATCGAACCCATTGATGAAGGCAAGCTCGATGATTGGGGTTATGCGTTCCGCATGGTACGCGGCTCGACTGACAACTTGAGCAATCACAGCTCCGGGACTGCCATCGATCTAAACGCAACGCAACATCCGCTGGGCAAATCTGGCACGTTCCCAGCTGAGAAGGTTCCAATGATTAGAGCTTTGGCTAAGAAGTACGGCCTCAAATGGGGTGGAGATTATCGAAACCGAAAAGATGAGATGCACTTCGAAATCGAATTGAGTGAAGCGAAAGTCGCGGCACTCATCGGGAGCTTGAACAAAGGAGACAACTAATGGATCAAGCAAAAGCAATGCTGGCATCATGGGCAAGAAGCTCAGTCGCCGGCGCGTTGGCCGTCTATATGACTGGCAATACCAATCCAAAGGATTTGGCCTTGGGCTTAGTGGCTGGACTTGTTCCGGTACTTGCTCGCTGGGCTAATCCAAATGACGTAAGTTTCGGCAACAAGAAGTGAGCGTCGGCGAATGGACGGCGGTCGGTGGGCTTGTTCTTGCGGTGCTGACTGCCATCTATTCGTCAATGAGATTCATGGTGAAATCGATCATGCGAGAGCTTTCACCGAATGGGGGCAATTCGCTTAAAGACCAAGTGAGCAGAATTGAAATGCGACTAGACCAACTACTCATTGAAATTGCTCTGAAGAAGTAGCCGACACGCCGATTCTTAGGCGGGAATCTTGAATTTGTCAGATAAGCGTGTCACTCTCTATTTCGGGAGCTGAACAGCTCTCAGAATCGGGAGCAAGAAATGACAACATCAGAAGTCGGACTATTCGTGATTATGGCAATAGCATGCATTCTCTGGGCTATTTGTAGCTATTCAGTCGGATACAGAGAAGGCCACAAAGATGGCTATCAGCGCGGCAAAGCCGTCGGCCGTCACGCATCATCTCAGGCGGTGCGCTAATGGGGTTCTTGGATGGCTATGAGGCCGCACGTGCCAGAACAGATCGTTGGATTCTTACACATCCGACCGGTCGAATTGAAACAGAAATCATGGAATTCAACGCTGAAAAGGGTTACGTTCTAGTCAAGGCCACTGGCTATCGCAACGCAGATGATTTATATCCAGCAGGTGTTGATTTCGCTTATGGTTATCAAGGCGCATACGTGCAAAATATGAAACGCTGGTTCGTCGAAGATACAGTCACCAGCGCAATTCTTAGAGTTATGCAGCTAATCATGGGCGGTGCAGAGCGTACAACCCGCGAGACGATGGAGCAGATTGAAGCTCTACCGGCAAAGGTTGCAAAGACTGACCTTGACTACGATTACTGGACAACCAAATTCGGTGAAGTGCCATCGTTTAAGACGCAAGAAGAAGTTGATGTAGCTGGCACACCAGATTCATTGCAACAGTGCAGACATGGCAAGCGCATCTTTAGAGAAGGCACGTCCAAGACTACGGGCAAAGCCTGGGCTAATTACAGCTGCGTTGAAAAGAAGCCAGAGCAATGTGATCCTAATTGGCTAGTCATGAGCAGCGATGGCAAATGGAAACCCCAAGTATGAGCGATTACTGGGAAGTAATACAGGTCAAAACAATGACTGGCAAGCTGATGGAAAACGGAGAAGTTGTTGCAGAATACAAAGTCGAGCAATGTGACAAATGCTCCCGGCTGGTTAAATTCGATGAATTTGGTTATCAAAAAGGATTTGGTAACGAAAAGATAATTTGGTTCTGTGCGGAGTGCAGATGATTATGGTGCGCTTATCGCGTGAAGATGAAATCATTGCGCATTCAGCTGGGCTTGCCAGAGAATCACGATATGGCTCTAATCCAAAATTCCAAGGCAATAAAGGCAACTTTCACAATGCCGTCGTCATTCACTCAGAAGCCGTCGGTGCTGAGATGGCGGTGGCCAGATACTTTGGTGTTGAGGACTTTGTGCCGACAGTCAATACATTCAAGAATGAACCGGATGTGTATTGGAACGGCGTGGCAATTGAAGTCAAACAAACGCCACACAAACGCGGTCACTTAATTATTAGCGAAGATGATCGTGATACTGACATCGCAGTATTGGTTGTAGGCGAATCACCGACGTATTACGTCATGGGCTGGATACCGGTGGGCGTTGCAAAGCGTCCAAGGTTCCAATCAGCTCAAGGCGGATACTGGGTCAGCCAAATTAATCTGCAACCTATTGAGACGTTAAGGAAATCCATCCATGCCAATACTTGAATTTGATTGCTCAATCTGCGCAAAGCTTTACGGCAAAGCAAAGCAACGTCATGGCATCCGAAAGACGGCCGAACTAACGCTTCATGAATGGTTCAGCACATGTCTTGGATGTGGAGCAATGGGCATCAAAGTCGTCGATGATGCAAAGGTTGCAGGGTTATCTCTATGAATAAGTTATCCACAGGCGTTATCCACAGGGTGTTGAACACGCCCAAGATGACGCTCAGACTTGACCGGTATTTGACTTCATCGATACGCTCCATACTCGCTGGCGAGCCGCTGATGCGGATAGCTCGCAGGCGAAGTCTGGTGCTATTGGGTGTGCTATGTGTTGTAGGCACAACACCAGCGGAAGCAGTGACAGACACTGATTATCTCAAGCTATATGCTCATTCAAGAATCATTAACTATAAGCAGTTTCAATGCTTTAATCAGTTAATCACCAAAGAATCTAATTGGAGAATTAATGCAATCAATGGATCGCATTACGGCTTAGGTCAAATGAGAAATCCTAAATACAGAGAGCTTGATGGGTATCGCCAAATTGACTGGACGCTTCGCTATATTAAGGCAAGATATTCTGGCTCTAGTTGCAATGCATACCGGCACTGGCAGAAGAAGGGTTGGCATTGATGTCTAGGTCGTGGGCTAAGGGTTCAACCCGGCAATGGCGCATCATCAGAGAGCGTATATTGCTTCGGGATGGGTGCTGTCAGATATGTGGCACGACAGAAGGCAAGATGCACATCGATCACATCATTCCAAAGAGACTCAATGGCGGTGATGATGAATGGAATTTGCGTCAATTGTGCCAGAACTGCAATTTGAGCAAAGGGGGTCGGTTTTTTAGTGATGGACTCACAC